CCCGAAGAGCTTTGCCCAGAATCCTCTGACGGCTTTGACATCTGAAGCAACTTCATCGACAGTCTTCTTGATCTCCATGAAAGACGTTTTAGCGTCTTTATAGAGTTTGCACCCCTGCTTAATAGCGGCAACGCAAGCATTTGCAGCAAAGAGGATGCTAAGAGGATCCACATCTCAATAAGTCCAACGAGCTTTAAGCTGCGGTGGCTCGACCATTTTGGCAATTTCTTCTGCGTAATACTGCATACCAAACTGACCATCGACCCGTACATCGTGATTTTCTGGGGGTACAAATAATTTGTTGGTGTCCTCAAACCTTCCCTCTTTGATGCGATCCACCCAGACAATGAAGTGAGCGCCAAAGGCTTCCCGTGTCTCAGGCGTAGGGCAAACAAAGTCGGCAATCACATGAGCACCGTACCTTGAAGCAATGTCGCACATCACGCCCATGCGTCTTGCGTGTTCCAACCTGTCCGCCACGCTAAAGCCAAGATCCTTATTGATCTCCTTACGCACTTCATCAGCATTGAAGTGGACGCACTGTAGCTCCCTTGCCAAGGCTGTAGCAAGAGTGGTTTTACCCGCACCGGGCAAGCCCATGATCAGTATTTTCATTTGACTTTATACAGTTGTTTGACAGCAAAGTCAGGTGCTGGTGTGCGCCAAAAGTCTTTTCCTGCGTACTTTTCCCACACCGATTTAGGCAGGATGGATGGACGCTCTTGCCAAGTTACTTCCTTGCGTACAGTGTGCAGACTCTTCATGTTCAAGGCTTTGTCAAACACCTCGTTCTCGTACTCAACATTTTTGAAATCGTGGTCAAAGTAGGGTTTGCCAATAAACTGGTATATCTCCCGCATCACACTCTCAGGTTGTTTGCAAAGCATTTCGTACTCCACCAACATAATCATGTCTGGGTTTAGCAGTAAACCTTCTTCTAGAAAGTAGTAGGGCTTGACCACTTGACCCTCTTTCTTGACATCCATTAGGGCATCGCACCTTGTAGTGACTGTCTGATTTGCTTCATCATCTGTTAGGCTTGCGCCGTACAAAGAATTCTTAGCCGATATACGCTCAAAGCTGTCCAGTATCCAAGGCAAGTCACGCACACAGCAAATGATCTTGGTCTGTGGGTAGAGGTCTTTGAGCAGTGATGTTTTTGATGTCCAGCCCCTGCTAGTGTCAAACACGGTGTTTGGCGTGACGGCTTTGTAGTATGCGTTGATTACGTCCTTGAGTATCTGCCTGCGCCTGTCTTCATCTACCAAGTGGTTGCTCTCGCTGCCCGTGATGACGTTGATAGTCGATGCCACCAAGCCTTGCACGGGGGATGAGATGTCTGCATAGAACTCAGGGTTCTGGCGCAAGATAGCCGAGAGTAGGGTCGAGCCTGACCGTGGCAAACCAGAGATGAAGAAAAACTCTTTCATGCTGGAGTCTGGGCAACCCAGTTGACCGTAGCCTCGTCCCACTGGTAGCGTACATTCCCACCGTTCATCACGGCATCTGCTGGCCTTGCTACAGGTGCAGCCCAAGTCATTGTGTCTAAGTAGCCAACCCAAGATGGGTACGGCTTACGGGCTTCGTGTTCTGCGGTTCTGAGGGTGGTGTACTCTGCTTCTGTTAAGACTTGCAAAACACCAGCAATGGTAGTGTCTGCATCATCATCGCAAGTGCCATAGTATCTTGGCGCTCTGAGATATGTGCCATCGGATGCTGTCGCAACAGGCCATGTTGAACTATCGTGCCATAAATGTGTATAGCCCTTGACAGCAGGCATTGATGGGCCTGTGCGTTGTGGCTCGGCTGTGCAGACTATTTTAGTTACTGCGTCTACTTCGGTTATGCAAATGTACATTTTGATGCTCCTTGAAAATTAAACTGCAACTCTGGGTGATGACACCGCCGGGGTAGCGTTCAGCCATTGGTTACCTCAATCCATAATGTTGTTGGCTCATCCCAAACATAACTCTTGTCGTCGGTTGGCATGGGTGTAGGTGCAGCCCAAGTCATTGTTTCTTCGTTACCAACCCAGCTAGGATACGGCTTACGGGCTTGGTGTTCAGTGGTCTTTAAAGAAGCATACTCTTCTGCCGTATAGGTAGCTACAACACCAACAATTGAAGTGTCGGCATCGTCATTACAAGTACCAAAGAACAATGGCGCTCTTGTATGTGCGCCTTCAGGTGTCGTAGCAATAGGCCAATTTGATTGATCCGCCCAAACAAAAACAAAACCTTTAACCTGCGGGTACGATGGACCAGTTCGCATAGGCTCCGCAGTGCAAAGAACGCCTGTAACTGCGTCTATTTGAGTGATAGATAGGTAAATCATATTTCCCTTTAAACTGCAACTCTACGAAAGGCTCTTGTATAACTAGCGGTATTGTTTTTGTTTTTAGGATCGTTTCTACCGCTACTCCCCACAACACCTCTAGATGTATTGGAATTATTTTCAAAACTTGCTTGGTAATGATCGCCAGAAGTTCCAAGAAATGCTTGCGCTCCTGCGGTTTGAAAAGCGGCTGCCGTAGTTTGTGTTGGGTCAGTTGTAGCGTAGTTTGTATTGTAAGGCTGTGGTGAAACAGAGTATAAATTTGCCCCAAACCCAGTATCATTGTTACTTGTATTGGGCTTTAGAAAATAATATGCTACTCCAAGTTCATCAATGGCTGGCATATACCAATCAGTATATCCGCCTGTGTTTAAATTTTCGCAAAAATTAGCCGCTGCATAATCAACTCCTAAAGCAGCAAGAGTCGATGAGTTTGTCGGGCCATCTATGCGTGAAGTTACGCCAGTGACAACTCCCATAGTCCCCCATGTTGTACCGTAGGATACGCCCACAGTGGCATCAGCAACTATTAAATAATGTGTAGCCACTTGATTTGCTGTAGTTGAAATTTTTCCAGCATAGTAACCACCGCCAAATGCTTGACCAATTGATGGTGATGTTGGCGTTACGCTATTTGATGCTGCGCTTGATGGGCTTGTACCGCCGGGGGTTGATGCTGTTACTGTAAAGGTGTAGGACGTTCCACCAGTCAATCCGCTGACCGTAATAGGAGATGCGCCTGTACCAGTCAAACCACCGGGGCTAGACGTTGCTGTGTATGTTACTGTACCCGTTCCAAGGTCAGATGGCGCAGTGTATGCAACAGTAGCGGACAACGTACCAGCCGTAGCAGTCCCAATCGTAGGAGCGCCGGGGCTTCTAGGCCAGATGCCTTGCTTCACGTAGTTTGATGCTTGGTCAAGCGTCCAGATACCTTTAGCCGCCGAAGTTGTCGGTGCTGTTGGGTTCTTGGTGATGATGCCGCCGGGGTATTGTTTAATGCTCATGGCTATTCCTTAAACTGCGACTCTGCGGATAGCACGGACAACGTAACCAGAAGTCTTATTGTTAGTGTATTGACCGCCCGTATTAAAGTATTGATTACGAGCTTGCGTTGCAGAACTCTCAGTACTAGACCAATAAATATCAAATGGGGCAAATGTTTCTGCACCAGTTGATTGAAAATTTGTAGCTGACGTTTGTGTTGGAGTGCCAGCAGTATAGTTACTTGCTCTTGCAGGAACAGCGTTTGGGTTTATGCCTGAAGCTGTGTTATTGTTTGCTGTTGTGGGTTTTAAGTTAAAAAAGCAAACCTCAAGTTCGTTCTTTGCTGGCATATACCAGTCTGATTGTCCACCAGTAACTAAATTATTACAAAAGTGAGCGCAAGGATACACTGTAGAGTTACCGTCAGCAACCATGTCATCAGTATTCTGTGGGCCGTTAATATCACTGTCAGCACCGGGTGTTGCTGTGTTTGCATTTTTCCACGCTAAAGGACTTTGTGCAGATGCCGCTGGCCCAACAATTATGTAGTGTGTAGCAACACCAGAAACACCAATTTGACCCGCATAAAACCCGCCACCAAACGCCTGACCGATTACGGTAGGCACAACAGCAGGCCAAAGACTTTGACCCTTAGCTTGCATCTGCTGAGTGACTGTCCACATTCCAGAAAAATTAGGCATATGTTTCCTTAAACTGCAACACGGCGAATGGCTCGGACAGGCGCTGTAGCAGTTTTTACGTTGAAAGCCACCGCTCCGTAAAGAAAGGTCTGTAAATAAGCTCGTTCAGGAGAGTATTGTGTACTATTCCAGTAAAAGTTTGCGTAAAGGGTAGCAATAAAAGGCTCTGCACCTGTGCTTCTAAAGTTGGTTGCTGAAGTTTGTGCAGGGTTGCCAGCCGTGTAGTAACTTGCCCTAGCCGGAACAGCGTTTACATTTATTCCAGAACCAGTATCATTTGCATATGTCGTTGGTTTTAAATTAAAGTAACAAACATCTAACTCGTTATATGCTGGCATATACCAGTCACTAAACCCACCGATAGTAAGACCTTCACAGAAAAATGCCGCTGGGTTACTAGCACTATTCATTGATGCACTGTTGGCGGGGCCGTTAATTTTAGAAACTGTACCATCATCTGTTTGAGATGTTTTAAATTGCACACTTGCGTTTTGTGCAGAAGATAATGGGCCAACTACCAAGTTGTAATCAGCAATACTATTGCCCGTAGTTGAAATTTGTCCAGCATAAAATCCGCCTTGATAAGCGTCGCCAATTGCTAATGCTGGTGTTACCGAGTTAGAAGCCGCACTCAAAGGGCTTGGGCCGTAAGCATTTGTCGCAAACACTTTAAATGTGTACGCCGTACCATTGGTCAAACCACTTACAGTAATGGGAGAAGATGCGCCAGTACCAGTGATACCGCTCGGTGTTGAGACAACTGTGTACCCAGTGATAGCCCCACCACCTATATCAGAAGGCGCAGTAAAGGTTACAGACGCAGAAACATTCCCACCCGTAGCCGTACCAATCGTAGGCGCATTGGGAACCTTTAACGGGTTGTACCCCGGCAAAACAATACCAGCTTGATAGCGCATACTCATGGTGCTACCCGTTTAAGTTATGACTTCGTAGCTGATGGTGTAGGTCAACGCGCTTGCTGTACCCGATGTAATTGAGATTGACGTACCTTCCATCAGATAGATGGCTGTGGTTTTGTCAACGGCAATCAATGACGCATTTGCTGGAACAGATACTGCTGACACCACTGGATAGGCTGTACCACCAGAAGGCGCAGAGCCTTGAGCCACGGCGCCATTTGAATATACCGCCACAGTAGCATTTGCCGCAGACGCAGTGGTGTTAGCCACAACAATCTGATTGATCTTAAACACTGTACCGCTTGCGGCGGCGTTAGGTACAAGAACAACGGCGGATGTGCCGCTGGGCGTTAAGTACGTTGTTGTGCCAAGAATGGACGTTACGTTGACAATATTTGGATTTGCCATGATGGTTCCTTATAGACCGAAAATCATTGAGAATGCTATGGCCTGACCCTTGGTAGCGCCGCTCGTAGCTGAATTGCTTGCGAGCAGTTTTACAGTTCCTGCTGCATTCTTAAAATACAACTTTTCATCAGTTGTATTGATAGCTAGCTCACCGGCAGCTAGGTCAGCAGCCAAAGGCACAGCCGCTGCTGTCGAAGTGCGATAGAGTTGAATGGGTGTAAAGCCTGATGCCGCCATAGTGTTACCTCAAGTTTTCAAGTTTGTAAAGGGTCTTCATGTGCACGCCTGTGAGCTCATCAACGATGTTCTCTAAGGCAGGAACCCCCTTAGCAACTTTGCTACGGTTTTCATTCAGCCAAATTATATCATCGTGAATTGTTTTTGCAATGCTTTTCTCTTGGTCTTCAACATTGCCGATAATGCCAAAAGTACCTTGATAAGCTTCAATCAAGTCATCAAGCTTTTCTATCACATCCTCGTAATAGTGCCCAAGAGCTTTATGCTCAGCATAGGACTTGGTCTTCCAATGTGCAATGTGAGCTGCATTCCTAGCATGGAACATACGCTCAATCAAGTCTTCAATCATCAGAATGTGCCTCCAGAGATGCCGCCCCAAGCCGGAGCACTTGCGCCTGCAGAAGTCAATACTTGGCCTGCTGTGCCATTGGCAATAAAGCTTGTTGCCCCTGCGCCTGTTTGATAAGGTATCTGGCTTGCCACACCACCAGCAAGGTTTGTTGCTGTTGTAGCCGTTGTTGCTGAACCTACGGACAAAGTTGACTGAGCAACATATTGAGGAGCAGATGCTCCTGCCGTCATCACATAGTTAGTTGTACCTAAAGCAAGCTTAGATAGAGTTGTTGCTCCACTTGCGTAAAGCGTATCGCCAATTGAATAACTTGCAAGTCCTGTGCCACCTCGATTAACAGCAACGGTAATACCATTCCAAGTTGCAGAGGTGATTGAACCGGCATAATCAAATGTATTAGTTGACCAAGATACATTAGAAGGTGCTTGATCGTGCCTATCCCAAGAACCTGCTGAGGTTGCGTTAGACAATAAATTAACCAACACAAAACCGCCGCTAGGTACAGAAACAACTAATGTATTTGAATTATTGTTTACTGTAATTGCACCACTACTCTGGTTATTGTCAAACTGAAAAACAGTACCATTTGTCAATGTGGTTGCATCAGGCAGTTTAAAAGTTTGACCACCAGAACCTGTAACTGTGTATCTACGAGCAGAAGCAACTGTCAATGTAGTTGTTGTTCCAGCGGCTGCAACATTTGTATACGCGTCGTCTAATGCATTGACGGTAATATTTTGGCTAGCATCACGCAAAACAACACTGTTTGCACCTGAAGAAGTAGTAACACCAGTACCGCCATTAGCAACAGCTAAGGTACCGGCTAAAGTAATAGCGCCAGTTGTGGCAGAAGAAGGCGTAAAGCCGGTTGTACCTGCGCTAAAAGTGGTTACTCCACCTGCAGGAGCAGCTGCCCAAGCCGCTGTACCTCCAACTGAAGTCAGCAAGTATCCATTAGTGCCAATTGCCAAACGAGTAGCACTGTTTGTACCATTGCCAAGAATTAAATCGCCAGTTGTGGTGATGGGTGACAAAGCATTGAATGCAGCACCTGCTGTTGTTTGACCTGTTCCACCAGAACCAATAGCCAAAGTAGCTGATAAACCAGCGGCTGTACCAGAAGTATTTTGGTTCCAAGTAGGAATAGCGCCGGCCAGATCCGCATAAGCAAGGCTGACAGCACCAACTTGACCATTGACAGAACTGACCAAGTTGGTCTGGTCAATCTTTTGCCAAACTGTGCCGTTAAAAATTGCCCAGTCACCGACTTGCCAATCAGTCACACCATTCAGATTGGTCGAGCCTGCAACAGACACTATGTAGTAGTAACCGTTTGTGCCAACACTAGAAGCCAACGTGGGCGTGTTAGTTGATGCATTCCAAGAACCTTGGTATGACAAACCGCCTGTAAAACTTACGGTTGTTGCGCTAGTGATCACGCCTTTAGCGTTAACAGTCAATACAGGAATTGCAGTAGATGACCCATAGGTGTTTGCTGCCACGCCAGAAGCCGGCAAGTCAGCATTGACCAATGCCCTAAAAGCTGTAGGAGCAGCAGCGCCTGCTGCAGGGCCTGCATAAACCACATTTGCAGGTTGATCAACAACCAACAAGGCAGAACCCCAAGTTGGCGCTCCTGCTCCACCAGAAACTAGCACTTGGCCTGAAAGCCCGACAGGGCCGACATACAAACCATCAGCGCCAGACCAGATGATTGCACCTGCAGCGGCAACTAAACTTCTAGCAGTACCACCATTGCTTAATCCAAGCAGATTGTCTACCTGGTCATCAGCAGAAAGATCAACTGCAGGGTGCTTGTGGTCACTACGAGCTAGAGTGTTTGCTGCACCAACAGAACCGGATTGGAAACCTGCAGATGGCAGAGTGGCGCTGTAACTAGCTGCAAGAGTGACGTTGGTATTTAATGCTCCACCACCTGTCAAACCATTACCAGCAATGACTTGAGTGCTTGTAGGAACGTAGCCAGAAATGGTGGCAGGGATTGTAGTAGCTGCGGTTACTCGGCCATTTGTATCAACTGTAAAAACCGGAATATTTGTAGCATTGCCGTATACGCCAGCAGTCACACCAGTCGTATTGAGTTGAGTAGAACCTACACCTGCGTTAGCAATACTTAAGGTCACATTGCCAGTTAACTGACCGCCGCCTGTCATGCCTGTGCCTTCAATTACTTGCGTGCTTGTAGGCACTCCGGCCACGCTCAATAAGTCACCTACACGAATTTGATAATTATTGCCTTGGTAGACAATCATCATCAAAGAGTTTGCATCAGCCACAGGCGCTACAGGCAGCTGCGTGACTCGTGTTGGTATTAGATTACTTGGGACATCAGACATTTAAAACTCCAGGTAGCCGTCACCGTCTTCAGTAATGAAGAACTCATCACCGGCTTCTTGAATTACACCAGCAGGGTGAGTATTGATCGGTGTGTCAGGGCGGTTAAACGGAAGGACAATCTGGTCAGGCCTGCGAGGCGCAAGACGGTACGGGTCGTACTCGTCACGATCTTTTTCACAAACCATCAAGCCTGGGTAATTTGGGTCAGGCGATAGCTCAGCAAGCAACATCTTGCGCGAGCACCGGCCGCATATAGCAATGCCATACGTGGCCTGACCGCTAGGGTCTAGGAATACACTCATCTTGTGTAAACCCCGATGCCTGGGTTGATCTGGATGGGTGAACCGTCATTATCGCCGTCCCATGCACGCTGCAGACTCATGGCTGCTTTTTGCTCAAGCACGGCCATAATTTGAGGATCAACTTGTGGTGTTTCTGCAGCAACTTCAGCTGCCAAACCATCAACAATTGCATTTAACCAACGTTGCGGCACTTCTACATCTTGCTGCAAGTTTGCAGTGTCCATAATCTGACGATGACGCCAAAGAATCAACTGAGCTTGTTCAGCAGCAGAAAAAGGAGCAGGCCATAAGTAAACTACAGGCTTAATTAAGTCACGCTGAAAGTAATAGCTGCTAGGTCTGCCAGGAAACACTTTGTTGCTCTGGTTGACGTAGCTATCACGATTTAACTGACCTAGAGGAATCTCTTGAGGCATGTTGCCAAGGCTCACCACGGTATAGTTAAAAGTTGCCGTAGAGGTAATTCTAAAATACTGATAAGCCAATGCACCAGAAATGTCTGTCCAAACAATCTCGCCTGAGCTTGCTGTATCTGTAAAGGTTCCAACGGTTACCCACGCAGTACCATTAGTGCTAACTTGAAAAGTCAAAGGAGTAGACACTCCAGACCATTCAATGCCTACAGTATCCACGACAGTTTGAGTCGTAAAGTTTACCGTGTAAGAAGTTGAAGTGGTTGTAGTTGTGCCGGTTACCGGCTGAAGGGTGCGATAGTTCAGATTAAGAACTTCAACAGTACCTAAAGGCAGAGTGACAATTGGTTGATTCTCATACATTGGCAAGACCATTTTCTCAATACACCAACTAGGTGTTTTGATGCTGGCCAATTCTGACAAAAACAAATAAAGAGACTCTAGGGCATAGGTCTGCATCTCAGCAGATATGGCTTGAGCAGGCAGACGACAACGTCTAAAGGCGTGGTCTACCACCTTTAGAGCATTAAATGTCGTTGTGCTCACTGTGTCTGAATATGCCATACTAACCCCGTTTTAGTAGTCAGATGGCAGCTGTCCTAGCACGCCCAGTATTGACAAATTATAATTCAATCTTTGCTTAACACTTCTTGGCCATGCCGCCTTTTTTCATGGCCATGCCGCCTTTTTTCATCATCATTTTGTCACCAGGCAAATTAGGCGCAGTATTCATGCGTGTCTCACCTGGGTTTTTATTGGCCATAACGCCTAAAGTACCATGGTTTCTGATCATCCCTTGAGGGGCTGATGGAGCTTTAACTGTTTCACTCATCATGACTTCTTTGCGCTGCATACGTGGAGTTTCCATAGACTCATGCTTTTCCATAGCTCTACGGCTAGGATAGCTTTCACCCGTGGCTTTTTCCATGACTTTACCGCCTTTAGCCATGGGAGTCATTTTCTGACCAACTAAAGTTTTTTGAACAGCATTAGATTTAGCCATTTGAACATTTTGACCTGGCTTTGCACTACCACCCATGGCAAAACCTTTAGTCATTTTGCCTGATTTAAAATCAAAATCTTTAACTTTTCCAACTGTCATGATTTGCTCCCACGTTTTGTTGAGGTTTTTGCTAATTGTTTGACCTTATCGGCTTTGACAAATTCTTTGCCGACTTTTTGAGGAACACCGCCATAGCCGCCCTTTGTATGGGCAGCAGCTTCCATCAAACGATGTTGTGCTGGGGATTTGCTTGGCATAATATGTTTACTTTGATGGCAACCAATTAGCTAGATAAGTCAGAAAAGATCCAACAGCGCCACCTGCTCCTCCAACTAACATTAGCATTTTCCAACCACCCTTGGCTTCAGACAAGGTTTTGTCAATCGCAGTCAAAGTTGCTTGCATGATCTTCATGCTTTCCAGCATTTTGTCCATGTCATCTTGCAAGTGCTTAATGTCAGACGCATGAGTAGCTAATTCCCTGGCAGTTTTGATAGCGTCTTCAGTCATTGTGAATTCCTGTCTTAAGCAGATGCGTAGGTTTTTGTGCATTCAAGCACAATAGTGTACATGTCGCCTGAACTAAAGTCCGTAGTAGTGAACAGCACATTGCCTGTTTTACCTGCACCGGCATTATTAGGAATACCGCCAAATGATGAGAAATCCATCAAGTAATTTGAATTTTGTGGAATTTGCCATGCAAACTGGTCAGTAGTAGCATCCCAAAGAATGCGTACCTCTTGACCATGCGTTGTTCCATAAATCTTGTTCAGCTTTACACCATTGCAAGCCAAATTAAAAGAATTTGGAGCAAGCGTTGCCACATCAATTTTGGTAACGGCGGTTTCACCCGTGCCGTCTGAAATGTTAGTAAACTTGGCAATGAACAAGCGCTCACCGTCAAGGATCGTTTGCGAGGTTACTGCATCTGCCATGTTTATCTCCTAAGCGTTGGTTTAAAAATCCAGGGACAAGCCCTGGATAAATATTAGGCAGTACGTGTGAACACGTAAGCCGTTGCGCTAGAGAACATGAGGGTAAAGCGAGCCAAACCTGTCACACCAGAAGCAATGGTCAAGTCACCAAAGCTACCTGCTGTGTCAGCTGCAGCGGTAGACAAAATACCGTTAACTGCAACAACTATTGTTACTGTGCTTGCGCCTGCGGTGTTGTCAACATACAAGTCAAAAACTGTACCCTGAGTGGCACCAATTGCTGCGCCAAGCAAAGTGCCTGTTGGCAATGTGATTGCTGTTGCTGCTGCAGAAGTAGAAGTGATGTAACCAGTAGCAACTTGTGCTGCCGTTGCTGTTGCAGTAGCATTGATTGCTGCTGTTGTGGCGTGCGTTATGCGGCCAGTTCCTGCAACATTGCCTGTTACATTGCCTGTTACATTGCCGGTCAAAGCACCAATAAAGCCATTCGTGGACGTTACTGGGCCGGAAAAGGTAGTAGAAGCCATTTTAAATTCCTCTCATGCGAGTTTGTGGGTATCTGTCTGCATGACGTCAGCTGGGCACTGTCAGATACGCCGGGAAATCCCAGAAAAAAACCCTGCCAGATTGTGTCTGACAGGGTATTCTACTTACACGCCAGCTGTACCGTACAAGCCGCGTGGGTCAGTCCAACCCACAGTGTATCGTTCAGTAGCTTTGTAGCGCATAGAGTCAGTCTCGAAGTCACCTTCCATAGACTTCTCCAAGCCACGACGCATCAACAGCTTCAAGCCTTCTGGTGCATCAGTCTGAATCCACCATGCGGTAGAAGAGGTGATACGTGACAAGTTAGCTTGGCCATCAGCCAGCAAGCCCATAGACTTAACTGGGTTGATGTCGTTATCAGCTGTACCTGTACGCAAAACGCTTTTCAGCAAAACTTCAGCTTGGAACACGTTAGAAGGGCCTGCAACAATCTTCTCAGGTGTCAAACGAATACGCTTGCCGTTGTTGTCAACGGCGTTGCGGATTTGGATGAGCAACTGCTCAAGTGAAGTTTGTGACAAGTTAGCAGCCGTGCTTAGCTGGTTGCTGAATGTGCCGCTAACAATAGGGTGTGCAGTGCTGATCAGCGATACGCCATCACCACCAACATACGCACTGTTAAATGCACGGTTCAAAACGTTAGCTGACAAAGTTTCCTTAGTCTCAATCAAAGACTGTGCCAAGTGTTTGGCATAGGTTTGACCGATACGGATGTGGTCTCCGTCTTCTACCAAGACTTTGGTCAAGCTGAATGCCAGGCCGTAGACTTTGTAAAGGTAACGTTGCAAGAACAACACGCCGCCTGATTGGTAAGTAACAGCCATACCGTCAGGCAATTCAGGCGCTGCGCCAAAACCATAAAGAACAGGTTCTTCATGGTAGTTGCGTGGAATGCCTTTTTGCTCACGGAAAACCATCTTCCATTCATCTGCACGTTGGTCGTACACACCGTCAAACACTTCGTTAAGGATAGGTTCAACTACGGATCTAAAGTCCGTACTTCGCATTGGGGTAGCCATTTTTTAACCCTCCTTAGATTGAGTTGACGGCAGCTTTGTAGATGTGCTCGTTGATACGAACATTGACTACAATATATGCGTCTGTCAGAGAATCATTGATATCGCCAGCAAAGCCGGTCATCTGGAATTGACCAGAAGTGGCTTGAATGACGCCGATTTGTGTGGTTGACAAACCTGTTGAGGTAGAACCTCCAGGTGAAGCCACAACCCAGTCCATTTCTTCACCAACAGCAGTTTGCATTGTTGTGGTGCCAGGAGTGCCTGGATTAGTGTACTGAGCATTAAACAATGTTTCTGGATCATCATATACATAAGCAACGATGTTTGTGCCGGTTGTACCGCTTGGCCAGAATGGAGAAATTGTTGGTTTGCCAGTAGAATCATTGTATTCGCAACCGGCAAAAATGCCAAGTAGCAAAATACCATCAACAGTACCTGAACGGGTACCATCAGATGTGCCGAGTTGCACAGTGCCGGCATCTACCAATTTAACGGGGTCACCGCTAAAAATGTTAGCTGCATAAGCACTGGCGATTGTGTAAGCTTTAGGTCGAATTTGACCACTGTTGTGGAAACTCGCTCTAAAGCCAAATGGTGCGCTAGTCGAAGACATAGGTTGCTCCTAAGTGGATTAAAAGGTTGCGTCAGGAAAGATCGAATTGAGCTTCCCTTTTTTGCCCTATTTCCAGGTTACCATCGCCTTGTGTAATCCGCGACTTAGATGAACGCGCTTGCTGCTCAAGAAAATCTGCCGTGTCCGTCAGTTTTTCTTCTTCACGTAAAGGTGCATCGTGATGCGCCTCTTTCATGTATTTCTCATAAAGAGAAATGGGCAGCTTAAAAGCCAACATCTCATTCACCCCAATGAGCCCTGCCCAATCACCGGTTTTAAGGGTTGCGTATTCCCAGCCAGGAACATCTTCTGACTTTACTGGTTCATAGCCCAGTCGAATCCGCATATGGATCGAGTCACGAGGGTTAGTCGTGGTTAGCCAGCACATGTGCCAGCCGGAAAGTTTTGGTAAGTCCGGTAAAGAGGACTGAAAAAACTGCTGACGGAACATTTCAACCCGCTCGTCTTCGGTCACCTCTCGGTTTTGTGTGATTGCACGATCTATCATCGCACGACTCTCACGACCTTCACCTGCGGATTTTTTCAAGCGTTCGTCTGTCATAATACTCGCTCCTTTCAGCGATTGGAATCAATTATAAACTAAAAATCATTATGCCTTATTGGCACGATCGTATTCGGAATACCGTTTGGCGTACTTCATACGCAAAATAGGATCATCCCATACTCCGGCGTCAATCAAAGCTTGTTTACGTTCAGGGCTGAGATAGATCTCTTTGCGTGTTGATGCCGGTGCATGCTCACGGCCTGAACCTACGACAGGCCCGCCACGAGGAGTTCTTTCTTCCTTAGCCGGTTGGCGTTGGTTCTTAAACTTCTCAGGCAAACGCCTAGCAGTGCGTTTGCGGAGTTCATCCCAGTACTCTTCTGTCTGGGAATTAAACCCGTCTTTGGCCAAAGCTTGGTCAATGGCAATCACAATGGCAGAGTCTTCATCACGGCCTTGAGAGTCATACCATGGATTCTCAGACATGAACTCTTTTGCATAATGCATGGTCATGTCATCAATCTGCTGGCCTTGAGGCTGTGGTTTCTGCTGCGCTGCTTGCTGCTTAGCAAACTGAAGCTGCTGCGCTTTTTGCATTGCTTGATCACGATAGCGCATAGCTTGAGCAACATCAGAGCCATTGCCTGCTTCTACTGCTTTAGCAATAACTCGTTCTGCCATTTCAACTTCATTGGCAGCAGAAGCAATTGCTTGATCGTAACTGCCTAAGTCTACTTGATGCGAGCGTTGCTCTTGAGCAGATACTCTGCGCTCAAGATCATCATTGCGTTTGCGTAAGAAGTCAAGTTCAAGTTTATCACGCTTGATGGCTTGATCTCGTCTGTCTTTGCGCTCAACTTTTTCAAGTCTACGTCTTTCTCTAATTGCAGCTCGCTCAGGGTCATTGCCGTCATCTTCTTCTGTATCAGATGAGGCGGTGCGTTCATCTTCTTGTTCTTCATGATCATCTTCATGATCAGTCAAATCTTTTTTATCTTCAACAATAACTATTTCTTCGTTACTGCCTTTTTCGTCATCATCTTCTTTTAGAACTTCAGCCATAACTCATCTCCCTTCAGATGAATGCTCGGATTGCTAAAGGGTCGCCAGTTACCTGCCCAATAATATCCAAGTCGTTGAAAATAACAAACATTGCAGATGCGTCTGTGTTAGGAATCTTTACTTCCCAACGGTCGCCACCATACTTAGCTACGCGAACATGTTCGCCTGCTTTGCACCAGTCACCTTCTGGCCACGGCTTCATGTCATTACGGTTCTTAAACGCAAGTGGGCCAAGGGCAATTACTTTGCCAATCTGGGTGTTCCACTTTTCTGTTTCATTAGAACCATGTATGTCAATGATGATGCCACCAGCTGATTTCTTTTTCGGTGTACGGATCTGAATCAGAACACGGCTTCCGAAAGGCTGAATGCCAGCATCTACTGCTGGAAAAGCCTCCGCCATTGCGTCCTCATAGGTCATTGTCAAAGTTTTTCTCCTCGTCTAGAAGTTTCAATAGTACGTTGATTGACGCCTCATAACCGGCAACCATTCCAACGCGATACCCGTACTCGAAAGTATCGCGAGTCTGAGGACGCTTCAAGGCTTCAATAGCAAATGATTGCTGTTCTGCCTTAAGGCGATTCAAAAGTTGTGACTCAATGTTCATGCAGGCGTCTTAGGCGTTGCCGGGGCTGCTGGCAATGTTTGACCATTTAGCTTTTCGCCTGCTGCAAGACGGTGTTTTTGTTTTACAAATGCACCTGTCATTGGGACTGTGCCTGTTTTTGGTGTATCGCTCATAGTTATCTCCTTAAGGGTTTGGATTAATGCCTGTACCAGTACTCACTGCAACCTTTTCGCCTGTTGCCATTTCAGCAGCTGCAAGAAGCTTTGCCGTGTCATTGTCAGCCGTGTTTATACGCTCTCTGGTTTCTAATTCAGCAGCTGTGCGTTCATTCTCGGCTTGTTGTTTAAGTTGCTCAGCCTGTGTGCGCTGTCCAAGCTCTTGCTGTTGTGCTTGCAGCTTAGCCGCTTCAAGTTGTTGCTGCGACTGCATCTTCTGCTGCTCAATCTGCAATTTAGCTTGATCAACCTGCATACGTTGCTGCATTGCTTGACCTTGGACTTGTGCATTGAGCTGCGCAACTTCCATGGTGCGGTCAGGCGGCATCGGTGGTTGAGGTTTAAACTGCTGAGCAGCTTGGTCAATTTGTGCAAGCTCTTGAGCAAAGCTTGCAAGCTGGTTCTCAATGAACTTTTGTACTTCTAAGATAATTTTGACCTGGTCTTCTGCTTCTTCAGGTATCAATTTCTCTGTTTGTGCCTTGTCAACAGCGTTATGGGCTTCAACAAGGTAGTAATTAAGCAAGTGGTCACGCAGATGAGTAGCCATTGGGTACAAATAAGTCTTTACGATAGCAGGGTTTGAGCCAAACAAGGGAGATTTGAGGAATGGGAGGTGCGTCATTAAGTGTGCCATATGGTCTTGCGATGGCAACACGTAAAGAGGTCGGCCCATTGCTGCAGCAACGTTTTCTGACACAGGGTCCATGTCTTCGCTGCCTGGCAAGGGCTGCAACACCTCATTTGCAGGCATCTTCATGTTGCGAAGGAACATCTCCTCAACTTTACGCGCATCGTACATCTGCGGCATTGCGGTTGCACGCTGCATGATGGCTTGAGTTTGCGCAAAACGCTGAGTTTCACTAAAGATTGCAGGGTCGCTGACAGGGATAATGTCCATCGGACCATCAAAGTCCGAAGGATCAATCTCCAAACCTTGTGATTGAGCTTCAATATCCTCGATTGTCAAGTAAGCACTATTGATGCGGTGCAAAATCTTGAAACAACGAGCCATTGAGCCATGCAAGCGGCTATGAATTGAGCTAAATACCACCATGCCTTGCTCAATAAGAGCCATGGTAGTACCGACAGGCATGTTCGGATTCTGATCAGACAGCTTTTCGAACGAAGTTTGCACAACTCCCTTGCCTGCATCGACCAAAAAGCCTAAAAGTTGGAACAAAGTAGGGCTTGGACCGTTAAATGGCAGAGGCATGGCAAGTTTGCGGACATCATCGATCAATGCACCGCCTTCCATCTCAACTACTTCAGTCGGTTGGACGTTTAAGGTCTGGCCGCCAGGCCCGCCTTTAAGCTTAAGCAGCGTAGGCACGTTCTGGATGTGAGCTGAGTCTAGCAATGCACGTAATGCTCCTGTAGCTGCACCGCTAAGGCCGCCAATCATGTGAGTTAAGCCGATCGGGTAAGCACCACGCCATGGCACAAATGGGAACTCTACAATCCAGTCAAGCTCAAGTTGACGTTCATCATCAGGTTCCCAGTTACGGTACAAACCTAAACCTTTGTCAGTTGACTTGTCAATGCTTAAGATGTATGGCTCAGGTCCATCGCCAAAATCAAGGTACGTGTAGACTTCGTAGATAGTACGCAGACCATCTTCGTTGTAGCTTAAGTCTTTACGGCCTTCGATCTTATCATTGGCCTGGGTTGACTTGCTGAACTCAGGGTCATCAGGAATGCCTAAGTCTACGTCAAGATACATGCCTGACTTAACGCGCCTTGTGTACTCAAACTTGGTGATGTACTGCACATGAGTTTTGCGCTCAGCTGTGTAGAAGTTAGTTGCTGCAAATGGCAAGTAAACGTCATCGATTGCAATGAACTCTGAGTTAGGCCTTCTATGCAGTGGGTTCCACATGAACTTCATGTATTGACCGCCACCAAGTGGCAGTTGCGTACTAAGCTGTTCTAACTCACCACGAAACTCAACCATCTGTTCAGTCGTTTGCCAGTTCATGAACTCAGCTTTACGCTCAGCCTTTTGGATCTTGGACTTGTCACGTTCGCCTAAGATTTTGCTTTTGACAGGACCATTTGGCGGGAACACTTCTTTCATGAAGCGTGCAGAGAAGTCTACGCAGGCTTCAACAAGCATTGGGTGAACGACCTTGTTTGCGCCTGTAAACTGAGCACCACCAGGGGCATCATCGCCTAAGCCTGTGCGGCGCAAACCTTCTTCATACTGTTTGTCACGCTTCTCGCGTGCTTCTTTGTCATTGCCAATCTTTTCCATCAAGTCATTGATGGCAGTTTTCAGCATGTCTTGATCTACTTCATCGACAATATTGGAAAAGTGTGCAAGCTTGGTAGCGTGGTCTGTATCGTTCTTCTCACGCAGAATAACACCACCGTCCTCTGTGTCTTCAACTTCGTTGTCAACATCTTCAAGTTCAACGCTCTCGCCTTCAGGCAAATCGTCTTGTAATCTTTTAGTTGCCATTCTTTACCTCACATGTACTGGTTAGCGATTGCATCTACTTGGTCAGGATCGTACGCTGTGACGCTGCCGCCTTCTGCAAAAGGAATTTGATACTGCATTTGAGCTGAAGGTTTGCCTTGTTTTGGTTTGTTTACATTGACGTTTAATCTGCCAGGCCCTACTTTGCCAGAATATCCTGCGTTGTAGCCTAGCACGTCACTGCCATAAGGCGTCTTGATACCTTGCACGCCAAGCATTGCACGGCCTTCTCCAATTGGTATTGACCCATTAAGCATCCCGACATAAACGTCTTTTGCATCAAGCGGAGCTTCTAACCTGGCGTTTAAGTTTAAGTCGCCTAAGTCGACATTGTAGCTGGCAGCAATGCTCTTCATTAGTTGGTCTTGCTGGCCTTTAGACATACGGTTCATGTCAATACCGGCACTTAGATCGCCGCCTCCAACACGACCTTGTATGCCTGTGCTAACAGTAGAAACAGAATATTCTTGGTTAGGCATGAACTGCTTCATTGCATGTTTGTAAAGACGCAATGTTTCTGGGTCTTCTTTAAAATCCATATCAGGAACATCTACTTCACCGCCTTTGGCAAAACCTGTCGGTGCATCAATGCTATTCATGATTGCATCGATTTTGTCAGGATTGTAGATTGACACGCTGCCGCCTGCTGCAAACTTTTTACCTAAACGATCTTTAACGCCTTCAGTGTCGTAGATTGAGAACCAACGCCCGCTATCTTGAGCAGGATACTCTACGCCTTTGTAACCTGATTTAAGCACTGTGTCAGGTATCAATGTTTGCGGCAATCCTCGTAAGGACTGATAAACCTGTTCACCTGTAACTTCACCTTCAGGCAAAGGATTGCGACCACGAATTTTGCGAAGAACACCAAAAGCTTCTGGTGGATAAGTTGCATCGAGCTGAATATATTTTTCTATGGGTATACCTGTCTCGTAAACAACAGAAGCTTCGCTGCCTGGCCGCATTGCCCATTTAGAAGGATAAGATGGGTCAGTGGACACATTAAGTCCTTTGCCCATAATGCTACGATCAGATGCTTTTTCTACGTCGTATATTCCCTCAATAGGTTTACGAGCACCATAAAAAGCTTTAAGTAGTTTGGTCAATGGACTAGCTTCAGCATCACCAGCATCCAAAGCCATTAGTGCAGCACCGGCTTTACGAGCAATCTTGCCACCAGGTATCAGCATCAAGCCTGCATCCATTGGCGTCTGAGGAATGACCATGTCTGCAGCAAATTGTGCTGCTTCAGCTACTTTTGCTTTGGTTTCTTTAGAGCTTGGTGTTGCCCGCTGCTTGCGGTAACGCGGAGCAACAAACGTGTCTAGTGTATCTTCTTCAGCCATACATCACCATTTAACCTTGTTAGCCCAGTATGCAGCACTGCTTGGGCCTTTAGCTATGTTAGCAGAATGCCGTGCCTTGAATGAATCACGCTTTGCAGTCATACGGTCTGACTCACCTTCTTTAGGTTTGCCTGCTGTACTTGCGCCTTGTTGACCAAAACGGATAATCTTCTCCTTGCCATCTACCTTGGTCTTCACAATGTGCGACTTTGTAGGATGGCCAGGAGTCCGCTTAGGTTGATTAAGCTGGAGACTATCTTTGTCAACTGGCTTGTTCATTTTTTCTTAGCCGCAGCTCGTATGTTGTCAACCATGTTTGGATAAGGTCTGCCTGCAGCTTTGGCCATTGCTTTAGCAGACGACTTAGCCTTGGACGATAGAGGCTTGCTCTCGCCAAGGCTTTTGGGGCGTGCTTTTTCCCAGACAGGTTTTTTAGGCGGCATAAGGATTTATTTTCGGTTTGTTAGAGATGCGAGGCTCGTCAATATCTTTAGCTTGAGGGAGCTCAAACCATCTATCATTCTTGAGATAGATAATAGCTTGCGTAAACGTGTCAACATAGTCATCATGCTCCGCTACTGGGAACTTGCCCAATTGTTTTAGGAAAGGTGCTGCCCAACTGACGTGTTGGCCAGGGTTCTTTCCTGATTCAGGTATCCACAACAAACCTAGCTCCAAGGTCGGAGCAGCTTGATGTGCACGCGATACTTTGTCTGCTAAGCCTGGATTATAGCCCACAGCAGGCACTTTAGCTAATCGTAAGTCTTGTAGCAAGGACTGGCCGCTGGCCTTTGCTTCAACAAGTATCCGGTCAGGCCTTCTGGCTCGTGAGTATGGTGAGTCCTTGGTCATGCCACCGTACTCGGTTGTCCAATCCTTGATTGCCTTTGCACGCAGGTCAGGGTAGCTGAGGTGTTCGTCCCAAGCATCGATCAACATGGCGTGTCGTTCACCTTTGTGCGTGAACATGGCCCAGACCGTACATGCTGTAGGGTCGCCTGTAGTCTTCTCGGTAAAGGCACAATCGTATGACTGCAAGATGTATTCGAATGGCGGTAGGCCTGAGGTAGCAGGCCACATCTCGAAGCAGTCTGTCTTGAGGATACCGCCTTGGCTAGGTACAGGATCTTGCTGCAGCTGACCTGCTGTACCATACGACCCGAGCAGTTGCTTCAGGTTCGTAATCTCTTTCTTGCCAAACCGTTCAGGGCAGATCAGTTCATTCTTGACTTTGCGTGGGTCATATGGACCAAGCACGGTCTTGCGTGACTTGCCATCCCATTCAGCCGGTATGCAGACATGTTCCCAACCTTTGATGTCCTCAAGGATGTGGCCGCTGATGTCAAGCTCGTGCAGTCGCTGCATGACTGTGACCATGGCATCGGTCTTTGGATTGTTCAGCCTGGTTGACCACACCATGTCAAACCATTCAAGGTCAGAGCTTCGCATGACATCAGACTGGGCAGCTTGCGCACCATGAGGGTCATCAAGTATCAACCTTGATCCACCTTCACCAGTTGCAGTGCCGCCAACCGAAGTTGCCAGCCTATAACCGGTTTTGTCATTCTCGAACCGCTGCTTGGCGTTCTGGTCACCAGACAATTCAAACATGTGCTTCCACCTGTCTTGATACCAGTTTGATTGCAGCAGGCGACGGGTCTTCAGGTTGTCACGAGTACTGAGATTGCCTGAGTACGAAGCGCACAAGAACTTTTGCGAAGGGTTGACAATCCATTCCCAGGCAGGCCACATGACCGAGACGATGGTCGACTTGGAGTGACGAGGTGGGATGTTGATCAGCAAGCGCCGTATGTCACCACTTGTAATGGCTTCAAGGTGTTCACAAATTGTTTCAATGTGCCAGCTTTGTATGAATGGAATGCTCGGCTCAACAACATGCCAGCTTTGCTTGACAAATTCGTACAGATTGCTCTCAGCTTTTCGTCGTGATTGCTCCTTTGCGATCATCTCGCTTAAAGCTTTGTGGTCCAATGGAGAGTTCATTCTGTTGGTGTGGCTTTGACCAGCAAGGTCTGAATCTGCTCCAACTCATTGTCACTCAAGCCTTTAAGGTCTACGACCGTAGTCTCAATAGCTCCGCCGTTAGGCCCACTGATCTCGCTGCGTGCAAGCTTCGGCACATGATACTCGACCACGCTTTGAAACAAATTGAACGCCTTCTCAGGGTTTGGCCTGATAGCATAAACCATGTTGCCTTCGTTGTCATACACTTGCTTACCTTCGGCATCAAGCAACGGAGTGCCGTTAGCAACTTGATCAAGCCAACCGGTAAGCCGGTGAGCATTGCCGTCGACAAACTCGGCAATGGCTTGCCTTGCAGTCAATGTGATCTTGTTCTGCGTGCCTGCAGCACGGCCTGATCCAGGCATCTTTGGTGAGCCAGGTTTATTACCAGGCACGCCTTTTTGTCGCAATTGTGTCATAAATCAAACCCTTTCGGCCAGACGTTCTACTTTAGATTTTAGCATAAAGATCATACCGCTATTTGTGCCTCAGCTCTTGCCACGAACCACCACAAAGCGCTTAAGCCAGTCAGGTAGCTTGTCACCATACACATAGGTCAGCAGCATGCCGTAAGCCTCGTCAGCTCCCTCGCACACAAAGGCCTCGTAGCCTTTTGCACGCAGCTTATCGATCACATCAGTCTGACTGCTGCTAGTTTTGCCACCAACCTTTTTCATCTCGATAAACAATCCATGCTTATTCTCACGTGGCTCTGCGAGAAACAGGTCAGGAGCGCCTGCCAACACTCCTTCTCTCTTCATCTGCGCAGCTACTCGAATCTCTCTTTTGCCACCGTTCGGGATGCTCATAAAAACCAGGTCAGGATGAAAATTGCGCACTCTGGCAACGAGCAAAGTTTGCTCACTTGACTCTGACTTTGTAATCTTTTTTTTCATACGTCCAGGTTCGAGGTTCGAGGTTCGAAATGTTTTGGGTCCAACCACCACCGGGAGTATATACAACATATTCCTATATTATATATATTCCTGCCGGCTGCTAACTTTATACTATTATTTCGAACCTCGAACCTTTTAAGTAAAATATATATGAAAATCAACAATTTAAGCAAGTTCGAGGGGAGGTTCGGAGTTAGGTTCGAGGTCGTTAAAGTTCGGAATTTTCAACTTAAAGGATCTTCATTTTTTGTTTTTTCCAGTAAATTTCGAATTTCGTCATTTATTTCAGATTTTTCTAACCCCTTAAAAGCTTTCAGTCTCGAACCTTTTAGCCAAATCGTGCAAGCCTTGCCTTCCCACTTGACAGAGTGTCCAAGCGTAGAATAGCCAAGTTTCATGAGCATTTTGTTCAATGTTTTTCCTTTAGGCACTTCTGCGTCTTCGACAAAACTTATAGCAGTTGTGAGGTGTTTACTTGAGAAAATTTCCTTGCTAAAGCCAAATCCCCCCTCTTCAAGCAGAGTCTTTATAGTCTGAAATTCATCTGATGTGTTCAAACCAATCATCTGATTCTTAGCAAAAGAGGTAGGTGCTTGGCCTTTCGGGTTAAATGCTTCTATAGGTTCAAACTCAAGCAGCCACTTCCTGAGGCCAGGTGCATGGTTGGCAATAGACTCAAACAAGCGGCTAAAGTAATTGCTATCAGCCACTCGAAATAGTTCTTCTTGATCATTAAAAGGTGTGAACTGAACCCACCAACGCCTATCTGTGTCCTCTAAAGGCAGAGCATCATGATGGTTAGTAAAGGCAATGTAGTTAACCGTGTTAGGGGCCACATACTCATTAACGCCCTTTGGGTGAATAGTGACTTGGTCGTTGGTGATGTATGGCTTGATGGTGTTTAGCACATCGTGACGGTTGTGGCCAACCATACGAATCTCTTCTAAGACGTTAACACATCTGCCTGCTGCCCAACTAGTAAAGCCTGTGGCCAATACGCTAGGAGAGACAATGCCTACATTGACAATTCCCATAACACCCATCATCAAATTGCCAAGCACTGACTTGCCATCACCTTCAATTCCTTTAATCAAAGGTGCCCAACGAATCTTGACGCCAGGATTCTGCACACAGTAAGCCATCCAAGAAGTCATCATTTCAGCAGCACCAGGTTCTGTCAAGATCATTGCCAGATGCCCACGCACAACTTCAATAGCTTCAAGGTCTCCTTTGCTATAAGCAGCAGGAATGTCTGGTGGGCTGTTTTTGTTGTATTCATTGACACATGGCACTCCGTTCATCTCAAACAGGTCACCAACAGCAGGTAAATAAATGATTTTGTCAGGAGTAGGAATGCCCCACAAATTCAAGGCTAAAGTAGCTGCAGAATCATCACCGGTTAGACGGTTGAACATGGCACCAAAGCCTGACTGCGTAACTTTCCTTTTGGTGACCACATTAAAGAACCGGTCTTCATGTGTGACATAAACCCAGTCTGCTGCCCAGTCAGGCACACCATCTCTGCCTTTTTGTTTAATCAGGTTCTTGGCGTCTCCAATAGAAACAGGGAACTTAAACTCTTTGAACTTGTCTTTAAGTATGTGTGCCACAACACCACGGCTTATATGGTCAATGCCAAGCTCTTCCTTGATCGATTCAACTACAGTAGTCCTTAATTGATTAATGTCAGGGCAATTTTTGCTCATTGCCTCATACTTTTCAAAAGTCTTTTGTTGCTCAGCCTTCTTGACCTCACCAACCCGCTTGATGATCGAAGCCAAAGTGATAGCACCTCCACCAGTACTGCGCTGCTCACTAAAAGAATCCCACTTAGTTTCTAGTTCTTGCCGGTTGTAAGTAGGTGTAGCTTGACTAACCTCGTCCCAGACTTCCATCCACTTACTATCACCAGAGCCTTGATGGTGAAGGGCCATGCCAAGTTGGAGCCAATCCTCATAGTTGTCAATATCACCTAAAAACGGTATAAGCTCATCACCAACCTTGTCAATGTCCCAACCGGTCAATGGCGGCTTATAGGTTTCTAAGGAACTTACCTGATTGTTTGACCCAAAGTGCCTTTCGACAAACCAGTCAATGTCTTGCACGGTATCAGGCAAGCAGCCGTGACCATTCAGCGTGTGGCCTGTAACTGTGAAGTACCTGCCATCACGGTAAACTTCAATGTTGCCCTTCTTGCCAGAGATTGCTAAGTTAGACCTAGTGAACAGCTTTATGCCTTTGCCTGAAGGGCTGATTTCTGCATAGCCATCAATCTTGTCCAATACTTCAGTGGCATCCTGGTTCAATTCACCATCAATGATGCAGTCATCAAGGTCAATGCCTTGGAAGTCATTTGATCCATCGATTGTGATGCCTATGCCATCAAAGCCACCCATCAGGTAAGCATCCATGGCATCTTCATAGGTTGTCCATGTGGCAGCAGCCGTGCTTTTTGCCATCTTGCCATCAGTCTGATAAGGTACCTTTTTCCATACAACCTCACCGTTCTGCTTTGATTGAGGTACCATCTTCCACATGACCCATCGAGGGATGGCTTTTAGCTCTGTAGGAATTTTGTTTGGCACTACTGCCAAGACTGTAGGTTTACTAACACTTAAATCCGATGAGGTAGGTTTATTTTCCATTGGCTTCACCTCTTTCGTACAAGAGGCCAGCTAAGGCAACGATGTTGTTGGCATCAATGTTTCTGAGTCTAAGCTCTATAAGCATAGTCTTAGAGACTAATAAGAGTTTGCGTGCATCTTCAACAGCCTCCCTCATCTCAGGCGACAAGGACAAGAGTTGTTCTTGATGCATAAAAAACAATGCATCGTCGGTTTCATAGTCAGGCATGTTGATGAGGTTCCTAAAAAGTAGAAAGTAGAAAGAAGAGGAGTTAAAATTCTAACACAAAAAACAATGTACAATACACCATGACTCAAAAAAAAATTAAACCTTTTAAAGCCGAATGCCGTAAAGCCCTTGACAGGCTGCTAGCCCACTTTGGCACAAAAGCCGAGATGGCACGGCAAGCAAAGATGAGTAGGAACACCGTTTCTTACTGGTTTACACGTGGCCAAGTAGGCCGTATGGCAGCCAAAAAGTTCGGTTCAATGAAGACCCTACCATTCACAAAAGAGCAGCTCAGGCCTGATATAGCTAATTGGCTGCCAGTGGCCAAACGCAAATAAATTAAAAAAAACTAAAATAGTTGTGTACGACTCAAAAAGTGTTGTACAATTATCTCACAGCAATAACGCTGTCTCAATGTCGAAAAAGGAAAACATCATGAATCAATTAACAAGAGACATCATGGCTTGGTTGAAGGTTGACGCAGACACGGCAATCAGAGTTCAAGAAGTAATGATGGAATATGCTGATGTAAGTTTTAGCAACAGCTCAAATGCTACTCTCAAGTGTTTAGCCAAAAACTGTTTAACTATTGTAAATGCTATGAATGCTGCAAAGGAATTGTCATGAACAAAGTCTTATTAGTCACAATCAAAAATGTGTATGGCACAGAGATGATCTATCCTGCAAATGACGCAGCTCACATCTTTGCAAACATTGCACGTCAAAAAACCTTGAGCCGTGAAACTCTCAAGAATGCAAAAGCTCTTGGCTATGACGTTCAAGTTATGCAGCCTACATTGGAGCTTGCATGAAAATCTATCTTGCAATTGCTGTCATTGCTTTTCTAATTCCTTTCTACTTAATAGGCGTAGCTACAGCTATGCTCATTGATAAGTTATGGTCATGGGCAACAGAGTGAAGTTATACCCGCATCAAGTGCAAGCAGTGCAATGGCTAGGTCAAAGACCTAAGGCCATTCTTGCTTTGGACATGGGTTTAGGCAAGACTTGTGTGTCTGCCTTAGATTTAGTAAAGCCTGCGCTGGTGGTATGCCCAGCCTCGCTTAAACTCAACTGGCAAAGAGAGCTAAAGATGTGGCGGCCTGACCTAACTGTACAAGTCATCAAGTCACCTAAAGACACAATCAAAGAACTTGATGTGACCATCATCAACTATGACATTCTGCAAAAGGTAGACTTACCATCAGTCAGCACTTTGATTGTTGATGAAGCACACTATGCAAAGAACTACAAAGCCAAACGCACAAAGGTTTTGATGCAGCTGATCAAGGCTGCACCTAATGTAAGTCTGCTAACTGGCACACCAATTGTCAATAGACCGATCGAGTTGTGGACTTTGCTCTATTCAATCGGTGCAACTAAGCTAGGTTACTTTGAGTTTGGCATGAGGTACTGTGCAGGCTGGAGAACGCCATGGGATACCTATGACTTTAGTGGTTCAAGCCATTCTGCTGAGCTAGCAGCAGTGCTTCAACCATTCATGCTGCGGATGACAAAAGCTGAATGCTTAAAAGACTTGCCTGAAAAAACTTACAGAGTCATTGAGCTTGACTTGCCTGTTGATAAGCGTGAAAAAGATTTTGATCAAAAGCAAATTGACAAACCAGACTCAATACCTTTTGAAGCTATCAGTGACATTCTTAAGATGAACGCTGAGAGGAAGCTGCCTGATAGCATTGTTTATATCAAAGACTGTCTTGAGCAGACAGACAAGGTTGTGGTGTTTGCTCATCACATACACATCATTGACGGTTTAATGGATGGACTTAAAGAGTTTAACCCAGTTAAAGTAACCGGTTCAGTCAAGAATGAAGATAGGCAAACAGCTGTTGACACGTTTCAAGCAGACAAAACTTGTAGAGTTTTTGTAGGCAATATCAAAGCTGCAGGAGTAGGACTGACTTTAACTGCTGCAAGCCATGTAATTTTTGTTGAAGCCAGTTGGTCACCAGCAGACATACAACAAGCAGCAGACCGCTGCCATAGAATTGGACAGAAGGACAATGTTACGGTCGACCTTCTGACCATATCCGAGTCCATCGACTCTTTAGTGCTGCATTCAGTGCTAACGAAGATGGACGTCATCGACCGTATTATTAAGGAGTCCACCATGGATCAATCTCTCATTGCACAAAAACTTCGTGAACTTGCTAACCTGTTTGAAGAGCAAGCAGCACCTAAAGCAGTTAAAGAAACAAAGGCTGTAAAAATTGAACCTGCAGCAGCGCCAATGGACGTAGCAGTAGCGCCAACACTTGATGACTTGCGTCAAGGCATGGCGGAATTGATAGGTTCAGGCAAACGTGACAAAGTCATTGCTATTCTTGCAAACCTTGGTGTTAAAAAAGTTAGCGACATTGAAGATGACAAATTTGCAGAAGCAATGGGCTTGATCAATGGCGCACGCTAAACTATCACCTTCTGCAAGCGCTAGGTGGATGACCTGCCCTGGCAGCGTCCATTTAGAGCCTGACTTTAAAGGTGGCGACTCAAGTGTGTATGCAGAAAAAGGCACTGCAATGCACACAGTCTCTGATGACTGCTTGACTAAAGGCCTTGAGCCTAAGTCATTCATTGGTAAAACTATCAATGGCCACATCATTGTGCAAGACATGATCGAGATTGTTCAAGTGTATGTGAACTATATTCAGTCTTTAAATGGCCAGAAGTTTTATGAAGAGAAGGTGACTCTTGCTGAAGTCATCAATGACTGTTGGGGCACTGCTGATGCTATCATCATTGAAGGCTCATTGATGCGAGTCATCGATCTTAAAACAGGCGGTGGCATTCGAGTAGAGTCTGAAGGCAATACACAGCTGCTTTGCTATGCATTAGGTGCTTATTTAAAGTATTCACCTGCGTATGACATAAGCGCTATGGCATTGACTATTGTGCAACCACCAATGGGCAACATTGATACATGGACCATTAGTGTAGAAGAGCTGCTAGCATTTGCAGAAGCACTTAAACTTGCTTATGCTGCAATTCAAAATGAACCTAACAAGTTTGTAGCTAGTGACAAAGCTTGTAGATGGTGTCATGCTAAAGCACAATGCCCTGAGATGAAGAGGTTAGCCAATGAAGCTGCTGTAATTGACTTCAATGACTTAAGCATAAACACTATTGAAGAATGGCTGCCAAAACTTAAGATGCTAAATTTATTCATTGAAGCAATAGAAGCCAAAGCAAAAGATACCATGCTTGCAGGCGGATCAATCCCAGGGTGGAAAGTTGTTGAAGGCCGTAAGACAAGAAGCTGGAAAGACCTTGAAGCCACTGAGCTATGGCTAAAGCAGCTAGGCTATGACCAGATTTATACAAAGCCTGTATTGCTTAGCGTTGCACAGATGGAAGCTGCCTTTAAAGGTGAGTATCTAGATCTAGATGAGTTTGTGACCATTGGCTATGGCCAACCAACCATTGCTCCTGAGAAGGATAAAAGGCCTTCTGTGGACAAAAACCAGTCAGCCAAAAAAGATTTTGAAAAAAATGCAAAATAATTGTGCACAGCCCAAAAAGCGTTGTACAATTAACTCACGGCAACTTCGCCGTCTCAATGTTGAAAGATTATCATGTCACACGAATTAGACTTCTCAAACGCACAAGCCAACTTTGCTCACGTAGGTGAAAAGGCATGGCACGGTCTTGGCCAGCAGCTCGAAGCAGGTCAACCTCTTGAAGTATGGGCCAAAGCAGCAGGCTTGTCACATACAGTCGAACGCTCAATGGTTCAGTACTCTGCTGGCGATATTTTGCTGCCACATACAACACGCGATGTGCTGTATCGCTCAGACACAAATGCACCTCTTGGCGTTGTTGGCAAAGACTACAAAGTTGTGCAGCCTGCAGACGTCTTAGACTTCTTTGCTAAGTTAGCTGAGAACAACAACTTCGAACTTGAAACAGCAGGTTCATTGTCCAACGGCAAGCGTATTTGGGCAATGGCAAAAGTCAATGACGGCGCAACAGTAGTTGGTCAAGACGTAGTCAAGCCTTATGTTCTGTTGGCCACATCTTATGACGGCACATTGGCAACAACGGCGCGCTTTACTAGTGTGCGTGTTGTTTGTTCAAACACTCTTGGCTTTGCTACAGAAGAAGGCGGCGACACCATCAAGATCAATCACTCTAAAGAATTCAGTGCTAAAGACACAGCTCTTGACTTAGGCATTGCATTTAACTCATTCGACAAGTTCTTGATTGACTCACGCCGCTTAGCTGCAAAAGAAGTCAACTCTACTTTTGCTGTGGAGTTTCTTAAGTTGCTTTTGCCTGCGTCTGTCCGTACTACTACAGTCAATGGCATTAAAACCAAAGAAGCTGTGCCAGTAGAAAACACAAAAGCTTTTCAGTCAATCATGGCTTTGTTTAATGGTCAAGCTTTAGGTTCTGATTTGCCAGAAGCTAGCGGCTCCGCATGGGCATTACTCAATGCTGTTACAGAACATGTAGACCATGGTCTTAATCAAAATGCAGCATGGTTTGGTTATGGCAATGCTATTAAAAACAAAGCACGTGACTTGCTAATGGATGTGGTCTAACGACCAAATGACAGGCCGGAAAGACGGCCAATTTACTTCAACGTTTTAAAGGAAAATCAATGTCAAAAATTATCACACCCGAGTTCAGAGGTTCTTTTGTCCATTTGCTTGAGCCGCATGCAATTAAAGGCGTAGAAGGCGCCAAGGCACGGTACCAAATTACCATACCTCTTCCTAAAAAGAATCAGTTCTGGAATGAACTGAATGCTTTGATTGAGGAAACAGCTAAAGGTAAATGGGGCAAAATTCCTCCTAAGATGAAGTCACCAGTTAAAGATGGTGATGAAGAAGATCGGCCTGAACTGGCAGGTTGCTACAGCGTGCAAGCCACGTCTAACAACAAGCCAGGCATCGTTGGCACAGACCTTAAACCAATCATGTCTGCAGATGAGATCTATAGCGGTGCTTACTACCGTGCTTCTATTCGTGCCTATGCATGGGAGCATCCAACAGGTGGCAAAGGCGTATCGATTGCGCTTGACAATGTCATGAAGGTAAAAGATGGTGAAGCATTTAGTGGTCGGACTGAAGCTAGCTCTGACTTTGCTGACTTTGCTAAAGAAGACGCTGACCTTTTAGGTTAAAGACTAAGCTAGCACTAGCTTTGTGTGCCTATCAGGAGCGTGGCCTGTCCAAACAATCAATACGAATAGGAGTTAACAATGGAATCAAAAGTAATGGACCTTGTGAAGGCCATGCATCAGAAGTTTGGCATAGAAAATACAATAGGGCCAAGCCATCTTACTGTAGAAGAAAAAGAATTTAGGTCTGCTGCCATGCTCGAAGAGTTAAACGAGTACATTGCAGCAGACACACAGGTCGATCAATACGATGCTTTGCTTGACTTGATAGTCTTTGCAGTAGGCACTTTAGAGCGTCATGGTTTCCCGTTGCTTGCAGGCTTTGAAAAGGTCATGGAAGCAAACATGGCCAAAGAGCTTGGTCAGAATGGTGAAAAGCGTGGTGGCTTTAAACGTGACTTAGTTAAACCAGAAGGCTGGACTGCTCCAGAAGCAGAGCTGCAATTAATCTTAGACGAAGATGCAGACACGCAGGTTGTATTTGACTTTGCACCTAGTTCAGACGGTAATGTTGTGGCAGGCTTTGCACCAAAGTTTGATGCAACCAAGGTCCGTCTTGACCTGCTTCCAATTGAACCTATGATGCAAATTGCCAATGTCTTTGGCTTTGGTGCTAAGAAGTATTTTGCAAACTCTTACCGTCAAGGCGAGACCGTTGTTTGGTCACGTACCTATGGATCTATCATGCGTCACATGATGTCTTTCTGGTCTGGCGAAGACAAAGACCCTGAGTCAGGATTAGACCACCTTGCACATGCAGGCACTCAACTGTTCATCTTGATGGAACATGCTGCACACAATAAAAACAAAGATGATAGGTTTGTAAGGAGCATTCCATGAACGTTCAACAAATCCGTAATATCTTGACAAATAAGCTAGCAGCACAAGACTTTGCAGAAGACGGCAACGTTGAGATTGTCAATGCTTCATTTATTGCAGATGAGCCTTTGATTTTTGGAGAAGTCAATGACCTATGGAATGTTAAAGAGTTGCGTTGGTACATGAGTCAATCACTCAATGTCAATGAGATAGCACCTCCTGTTCCATTGATATGGAAGCAAGTAGCTAGTTCAAAAGGCATGATCAATAGCAACTATGGCTGGTGTATCTTTAGCCAAACAAACGGCTACCAATTCCATAAAGCCATAGACTCGTTGGTCAAAAACAAAAACAGTCGTCAAGCTGTGATGATCTACATTCGCCCTTCTATGCATGAAGACTCAGTAGTTGATGGCATGAAAGACTTTATGTGCACATACAGCACTCAGCTGCTGATTCGTGATGGCAAGCTGCATCACATAGTCAACATGCGTAGCAACGATGTTGTCTATGGCTATAAAGGCGATCGATTTTGGCAAGACACGGTTCTTGACTTAGCACTTACTCGTTTGAATGAAACATATCCTGACCTAGTTAAAGGCAACTTATTCTGGAACGCAGGCTCATTGCATGTTTATCCTAAACATTTTCACTTGGTGCAACCATGATCTTTAATCCTTTTGCTTCTATACCTGTCAGTGAGAAATCACATGTGCGTGGCTGGGCCATGCATTGGGCAGAGTGCATGAACACAAAAATTGCAACTAAAAACACAGACCTTAGTTCATGCAGCAACCTTTACTGGGAACATGGCGTAAACTTTGGAGGTGGTCTTAATCTGTTTGGCGGCGTCACTGACGAGATTGTTGACAAGATCGATCAACTAGTTAACTTTAATGGCAATCTATTCAGTTTAGACTTGCCTATGCCTGACTATGGAGAGCAGTTAGAAAAGCGGATAGGCCAAGCAACTTGTTCGCCGCGTCTAACGCCAAGCTTGCTAACGGCTTTTAAACTTAGACTTGCTAACAGTCAAACTATTTTGCAAAGCCAGTTAGGTTTTGTAAAGGTTGCCGTTGGCGACAGTCACGCTACGGCTTTTGCTTCACCTAGAAGTATGGTCTTGCGTACAAACGGTTTAACTCTGCATGGAGCTTTAACTAAAGGCGAGTTTGTAAAGCAATTAGGTAAGTTAAAGAAAATGCCAAGCAAAGCAACTCTTGTTGCAGGCTCTATCGACATACGGCACCATATAGGCCGCCAACCAGACTCAGCAAAAGCCATAGAAAACTTATGCGAGCGTTACTGCGAAGTGATTGAGTTCATAAAAAATGAATTTGAAATAGCTGTAGAAATAGCAGCACCTGTTCCTGTCGAGTATGAGGCGCGTAGACTCCCACAGACTGGTTACTACAAAGACAAACCTTTTTGCGGTTCAATAGACTCTAGGCGAGACTGGACTAGCTACTTTATAGACCTCATGTCTTGTGAAAACAAAGTGGTTAGACCTCCTGAAGAATGGTACTCTATGGATGGTGAAGAGTATGCCAAGAAATATATGGAGCTAAGTTCATCGGTCCACATTGCTCCTAATAGTTACCGCCGTTTTAACTGGGGCAGAGCATGAGCCTTTTCACTATTACGGCGGACAAGTCTAACAAAGACATTCCTTTAGGTATGACCGTCTTAGAAGCACGCAGTCACTATCACGCAATGAGCAAAGGCTTTATGTCTAAGCTATCAAAGCCAGTAGTTCATCGATACGATGACAAATACATCTTTAGAGGCGATGCTAGCCAGTCAAGTTTAAAAGGCTATGGCGCAGAGCAGCTAGTTGCAGAATGTAAAGAAGATGTTTTAGTTTATTGTGCGCCTCGAGTAGGTATGGCTATGGATGCAATTGCAACGCTTGCCGGCATGTATGGTAAAAAGTGTGTGTTCTTTTGTCCTGCTTCTGGTGAACCTTCTAAACATCAAAAGGCACTGCTTGCATATGGCGCAGACTTGCGGTTTGTAAAGATTGCAGCCATGCCTACATTGAACAGCTATGCTAAGAAATGGGCAGAGCAGCACGGTGCAAAGTACTTGCCTTTTGGTTTGGCAAAAACACCATTAGTAACAGCAGGCATTGTTAGGCTAGGCACACAGATTGCAGAGCTGCTTGATGAAGAGCCTAAAGAGATTTGGATGTCAGTTTCAACAGGCACAGCAATTAGAGCTCTTCAGATTGCATGGCCAGAAGCTTTGTGTAAAGGCGTTGTTGTTGCTAGGAACATGCACGATGGAGAGATTGGTCATGCTACTCTTTGGTCTGCATCACAGCCATTCTTAAAAGATGTGCCATTAAGTAAACGCCCACCTTTTCCATCTACATCAAACTACGATGCCAAGTGCTGGGAAGACTTTGAAAATTTTGCTGCAAAAGGTTCTATCTTCATCAATGTAGGGACCGACGATAAGGTCAACAAGTTTTACGACCAAGTCAAAGATATACCTTTAGATAGTCAAAGAGCATGGCATGACATGCGTGACTTGGAGCGTGGATTATGAGAATCGAAACAACCGCTTACTATGACGAGATGGTTCGTTATGCTGCTATGGCTAAGACGCAGCAGCAAGAATGCAATCTAGGAACTATCCCACATCTAGAAGGGTCAGTCAAAGATGACTTGATGCGGCATGTTGAACTCTATGATGTTGCTAACAGAAAGTATGCAGGCTTTACACAAATTATTTTAGACCTCTGGTACAACACGTCATCAGACCACCCGTATGCTCATAAGCTGCATGATGTGCGCAAACCAATTTGTGAATCATTTGATGGAGTTGAAGGCGAGTGGGGTTTAGCTGAATGGCTTTATGTGTTTATAGTTCACCGAGTCACAGGCAGTGGTATCAACTACGCAAAAAAACCTAGCGGCTATAACAACACAATCTTGCCAAAGTTTTGGTCATGCGACACAATTGAGCAAATGACTCATGTTATTTTTAACAGAGAGTCAACTATCTACACATCTGTTGGTTATCAGTTCCCTGCATTCCCAAAGCCTACTAGCGACTACAAACTTGGAGGTGACTTCTTCTTATGTAGATATGCACCTAAGTTAGCAAGAGAGCTGGCAGAATGGCTGGAATCAAAAGGCAGACGTGACTTACGAGTCATTGGCGAATGGATGTTTGAGTGGAACAAGCAGAGAGATATGCGTGCATTCAAATTCCAGTACGCTGCAGTTGTTAGCGACATTGCGGACTTTTTCCCGGAATACGTTAATCTAGATAGCCCATTCTTTTATGGCAGCAATGCAGTCGAGTGCTTGAAATACGCAGCTAAACCTTTAAGTAAAGGCAATGAGCAAGATTTTTTAGATGAAGTCACAATGAAGTTTTGCAAAGACATTGGTTCTACTGCTTATGACGGCGAAGATATTTTTTGTGATGGAATCCGTTGGATAGAAAACTACGTTAGGCCTGGCTATGACTACAACCACCTGGACCGTGACAAAATCTGGAACAGCAGCACAATCATTGACCATCCGTATGGTCGTCAAAAAGCAATGCTTGAACACGGCTTGATCAAGTCATTTAACTCTTTGACAGTCCATCCTTCTGATGATCATGTGCTTAAGTTAGCAGGTATGAGCAAAGGTGAATACATACTAAAAGTTCATGGGTTTGATTAAAAATGTTGTACAATTAAAATTATGACAAGACCAACACTAGATCAAACTTATATGGATATTGCACGTGCATTTGCTAAACGTGCAACTTGTTCACGCCGTCAAGTCGGTGCTGTTGTAACCGGCAATGGTTACATCTTATCTTCAGGCTACAACGGTTCTTTTCCTGGGTCGCAACATTGCATTGACACGCCTTGTCCTGGTTCCACATTGCCTAGCGGTACTGGCCTTGATTTGTGTGTGTCAGCTCATGCTGAACAAAATGCAATTGCAAGATTAAAAGACGTTGATGCAGCAGACACGCTTTATTGCACAACAGCTCCTTGTATCAGCTGCACAAAGTTAGTGTTATGCACGCCAATAAAAAGGATTGTTGCAGACCAAGACTACATCTCTAGTGGCAAAGATTTATGGCTAAGCAGCGGGCGGGTTTGGAGCAACTATGTCGAGTAGAACAAAAGCAGTGCTTGACATTGAGTGCTATACAAACTACTTTTTGATTGCCATAAAGTCTATGGCAAATGACAAGGTTGTGACTTTTGAGCGTTCTGATTGGTCAGACTTTGATGCAGAGCAGCTGAATAGCGTATTGCGCAAATACACCATCATCACTTTTAATGGCAATAGATATGACTTGCTTCTTTTAAAAGGCTCCATTGCAGGCTTTGATGCTTCAAAGTTAAAGATCATGTCAGATGACATCATTGTCAATAATGTCAGAGCTTGGGACACAGAGTCTAAGTACAACTTGCCTCAGTGCAAATACATAGACCACATTGACTTGATTGATGTTGCACCTGGCAAAGCCAGTCTAAAAATCTATGGCGGCCGTTTGCATAGTAAGCGTATGCAAGACTTGCCAATTGAGCCTAGTGCAATCATCAAGCTAGATGAACGTGAGCTCTTGACTAGCTATTGCATTAATGACCTTGACACAACAATTGACTTGTTTAACAAGCTAAGCAGCCAGATTGACTTGCGTGAAAAGATGGGCGAGGAGTTAGGGATTGACTTACGCTCAAAGTCAGATGCTCAGATTGCAGAAGCTGTGATTAAGAAGCAGATTGAAGCAATCAAAGGAACCAAGATTTATAGGCCTGATTTACCTAATGGTTTTTCATTTAACTATGTGCCTCCTAAGTTCATCAAGTTCAAGCACCCTGAGTTGGTCAATGCTCTTGAAGTCTTTAAGAGTGAGGCTTTTACGCTTAATGAAAAAGGCGATGCTGCTGAGCCTGAAAAGGTAGGTAAGCTCAAAGTCAAGATCAACCAAACGCTTTATCAGTTAGGCATTGGCGGCATTCATTCTTGTGAGAAGACAGTCAACTACATTGCAGGCACAGACTACATCTTAGTTGACCGTGATGTGACTAGTTACTACCCTAACATCATTCTTAACCAAAGGCTTTACCCTAAGCACATTGGCACTGAGTTCTTGACTGCCTATAAGTCGATTGTTGAGAAGAGAGTCCATGCCAAAAGGACCGGTGACAAAGTCACTGATGCCTCTTTAAAAATTGTCATCAATTCTAGCTTTGGTAAGTTCGGCAACCGCTGGTCAGCTCTGTACAGCCCTGATTTGTTGATCCAAACCACGGTTACAGGTCAATTGGCCTTGTTGATGCTGATAGAGGCTCTTGAAGGCTCTGGCATACAGGTTGTGAGTGCTAATACTGATGGCATAGTGATCTATTGCCACAAGCGCAACCAAGCGGCCTTATTTTCAATAATTGCAGCCTGGGAAGAGACAACTGGCTTTAATACAGAAGAAACGGCTTACACCGCTCTGTACTCTAGAGACATCAATAATTACGTTGCTTTTAAGCCTTCAGGCTCTTATAAAGCAAAAGGTGCATATGCTGATGCTGAGTTGTCTAAAACTCCAACGGCTCAGGTTTGTGTGCAAGCCGTGGTTGATCATCTTCAGTTAGACATACCTATTGAGACAACTATCTGGTCATGCCAAGATACCAGGATGTTTGTATCAGTCAGGTCTGTGACAGGCGGTGCAGTTAAAGGTGATACCTATTTAGGCAAAGCTGTTCGTTGGTACTATGCACTTGGAGAGACAGGTTCAATCAACTATAAAAAGAATGGGAATAAAGTTGCCATGACTGATGGTGCCAGGCCCTTGATGCTGCTGCCAGCCAAGCCGCCTAAAGACATTGACCGTCAATGGTATATCACAAAAGCTTATGCCATTTTGGCAGATTTAGGCATCAAATAAAAATAGTTGTACGGCACCCAAAAAAGAGTTGTACAATTAATCTACGGCAAAGTCGCCGTCTCAATGTTGTAAAGGAAGACAAATGAATAAATTGCTTGACATCTTAACAGCTATTGCCATAGGTGTAGGCTTAGCATTTTTATTGGCAGCTTGGTGGTCATCTTAATCAAGGAGAAATCATGTCTAAAAAAATGCAAGAAGAACTAGGCCTTTTAATTGAAAAATTTACACCTCCAATAGATGTTGCTGGTGGTTTTTTAAGTCGCAAAGACTTTAAAAAATTTGCCGATAAAGTTGTCAATGAAGGAGCTTTAATCGGTTGGGTGCACGCTGAGAAAATGACTAGGCAGCGTATGGAAAAGAAGATTGACTTGCTTGAGCAAGAAGCAATTATCTTGCGCGATCGTGTAAAAGAAGTTGAAGTTGAACTTTTAGCAGCTCAAGGATAACAGCATGACATTCAGAGAGACAACAGTCAAGTATATCAAGGACATTCTCAGACCAAAGACTATCTACGAGGTAATCTGTGCAGAACTACAAGAAGCACACTTGCGTAAATTAGAAGCCGAGACTGCGGCTGAGTACGCCTACTCTGCTATGCACTACAACGAGGACCGGATCAAGCGTCTTGAATCACGGTTGTTGAAACACACAGAGGATGGAGGCTACAAATGATTGATCGAATCATCATCAGCGCTTTGCTAGGCACTGTGGGGTTCAATGGTTTATTTCCAGAACCATCACTGCCCTTAACACTAAAACAAAAAGCACAAGAACGGTCAATTAGCGAAATGTGCAACAAGAAATCAAAGAGCAAGACAACCAAAGGTCTGTGTAAACGCTGGAAGGAGCAACAGAATGCTTAAACACATAAGAACATTTTTTGGTAGGACTAAAAACAAAACAAACATTGTTGAGCAAGGTTCAGCTTGGTACTGCACAGAGTGCAAGCTGGTGTTTTTAACTGAATCGGCTGGCAACCAGCACAGTTGTGAGTATAGACTTCAAGATTCAATAGTAAAGATGAGAAAAGATGCTGAAACCAAAACGTGAAATGACCAAAAACGGAAGAAGCATTAGCGCCAAATTAACACAGAGCGAATACGAAGAGTGGGTAAAACTTGGTAAAGGTAAATGGTTAAGGGCATTTTTGAAAGATAGTAGGTTTGAGAGGAAAAAAACATGTTAGAAATGCTTGTAAATGTTTTTGTAATGGCTGCAATGTTGGCCTTAGGCTCTATTCTCTTTGTGTTTGTATGTGCCATGATTGGTTGGATGGTTTACACAGCACAGAACGGAGGTGATGATGACTGAAGAAAACACAAGACTTAAAGAGAGAAACACATGAGTTATATCGTGGCATCCTTACCGCCAATGAAATGCTTTGTAAAGCGTGAGTTTCTTTACAACGACCACAAGGGTCACGGCGAATTAGAGCCGGCAATCTGGGTAAGCTTGAAAGCCTTGCGTGGCCAAGTGTTCCGCATTGAGTCACTATTGCCCGCGTACGGTGCGTTGTATGACAAGCTGCCGATACATGCTTATGTGTGGAAAGAAGACTATGGTGATTTGCCAATTGATACGCTGCAATTATGGGATTGCATGGGCTACAAGTTTACCATTCTTGAAAAGATTGGTCTACGCAATCTTGGCGTGAAGTTCTTAGGCAAAGATAAGCAGTGGCACTTTGGTCGCTACTTGTTTACTGTGGACTTCTGCGCTGATGGCATGGACCTAGATACAGGTTTTACAGAGCAAGCCGAGGAACACAAATCGTTTAATTGGATTCAATTGGACAATGGCCAGTTTGCATGCCAACCAAACAACAGATGTTTGTGGTATGACCAGTCTTTGATTCCTGCTGAGACAAAATTTCCTGACTTTCAAGCTGCTCAAAGACTATGGACCGTGGATGGCACGCGTAAGTGGTCAGCAGGTGATGACTGGTTTTATGACATCAATGAAAAGAAAGATTAATCATGGAAAAGTTTGAGCCAAGCTGCCCTTGGCACATTCAAGTAGAAGACCTGTTTATTGCGCCTGGCAGAGTTCCTAACCAAGGAACTATCTGGATAGGAGACATAAAAAGCGGTCAAGGCGGGGAGTTTAGAACTCAAGACTTGCATGAAGTACTACGCAAGTTTTATGATGAGAACTTTTAAAAAAGAACCCCGCCAAAGCGGGGTTAAAAGTTGGCAACTGCTCGCAAAAGGCAGTGACTAAATTTTACTTCATTTTCTTCATGTCCGCAGCAATATCGGCATCAATATCAGGCCCTATCATTTGTTGGCCCGGGACATTGGAATCAAGCTGCATATCAGCTTCAATGCTTGGAGGCTTGGCATTAGGGTCAATAGGTGAAGGCGATGATGCTATGGTTGATCCCATAATTGCTCCTGTTTCGCCTCGATTGAGCTTTGTAACAGCTTGTTGGCCTTTAGCAGCGTTGCGTTCTAAGATCTTTACAGCGGCTGCAACTTCTGCAGGATTAGAAGAAGAAAGAAGCTTTGCAACCTTGGCTGCAACTTCATCGCTTATGCCTGATTTTGTTGCTGTAGTTGCAGCCATATTCATCAAAGAATTGATCCAGCCGCCGGTTATGGAATTGCCAACAAAGGCATTTATTGCGCTTTCACCTTCATCAAAAGCTTCAATGCCAGCTTGCCTTCTAGCTGTAGGAGAGCCTGACAAAATTTTATTTGATTGTTGAAAGAGTTGGCTTTCACGCTTTAAAGCAGCTTCAAACATGTCAAACTTTGCTTGACTTGGGAACAATGCTTTCAATCTATCTCTAGCTTCTGGAGAACCAATAACGCGTTGTGCTGCATTAATGTTGCCACTAGGATCCATCACAGTGGCATACACGTTGCGGATAGCTCCTGTTTTAAAGGCTTCTTGTTCTGCCGTGCTAAAGCCTTTCATCATGCTAATGACTTGTTCAGGGTCTAACTTTTTAAAGTCAGACATACCTGTGCGCAGAGCCTCTAACACTTCTGCATCGCCTGCATACTGGCCCCTAGCTGTTTTATAGGCAGAAACACCATTAACTTCTGTGGCTTTGTCTAAAGCAGAGACCATAGACTTCTTTAAGCCTTTTAAGCTATTAGCTTCTGCGCTGCTCATACCTTCGCCTCTGTAACCTTTATCAATCACAGCATCCATGCCACGCTTGATATAGTCAAGCGTGCGGACATCAGGCAGTTTTGACAAAACAACATTGCCAACTTCATCGGCAGTAAAAATGTCGTCTAGTACGTACTTAGCAGGATTCTCTCCACGCAATTCTGCTGAAAGACGTTCATTGTCTGCAATCTTTTTAGCTTCATCAAAGAATGACTTAAATCTTGGATTTTGCAATACACGGTTAATCGTAGGATCATTAACTGTGCCAAACTTGTAAGCCTCGTCATACAAAGTGTCTGCATTGGCACGCAAGTTCTGAACCATGTCTTGTTCTTGCTGGTAAAAGTTGCCTTTGTTTCCAACACCACGTTGTGTCTGACCAACTACACGTTCTCTAATTCCTGACTTATTGGCTTCAAGCACATCAGCTAGCGTGTCAGCTGCTTTTTCACTTTTAGCTGCCACAATCTCTGCAAGCCCGACAGTTGGCCTAGTTGTGTTTGCTAATGTAGAAGGCACACCTCCAGCTCTGTCTAATGACATTGAAGCTGCTGCTTCTTTTGGAGTGATGCCTGACCGGTCTAATGCCGCATTGACCTTTGCAGCAGCTCGGCTTTCAATGTAATTAGGGTCGCGACTCAATCTGTCTTTTAAGAATCTTGCAGCGCCTTGTCCACCACGAATAACCAAAGGAGCACCGCCACCAAGTACAGTACCAACAGTCCCGCCAACCAATGCACCTTCGCCACGTTCGCCAGGTTGGGCAGAACCTGCACCTGAAACAACGCCTGTACCCATACCTGTTGCCGCCCCTCTAGCTAAAGGATTGGCCATCAAGCGCGACAAAGCTCCTGCTGTGCGAGCAGTTGCAGCAACAGCAGCTGGCGCTGCTGCGCCGCCTGTAGCAGGAGTGGCTAACATTGCTGTTAAGGCCGGAGCAGCACCTCCTACAAACTCCAAGGCAGGAGCTACAAATGGATTTTCTTGAGAATACTGAGCATATTCTTTATTGATCTTGGCAAGTTCTGATTCATAGCCAGGGCTTTGAGCAAGCTTAGAACGAAGCCATGCTTCGGCTTCATCTCCCCAACCCATGCCAAGGCCTTGACCTATAGCAGCTCTAGCCGCACCAACGTAAGGATTAGATGTAGCCATTAGTTAGTTCCTCCTTCAATAGGAGCAGTGTCACGATAAGCACCTTGATTGATTAGATTTAAGCGAGTTTGTTCACGAGCTTGACGGTCTTGCAGCACTTTATAAGCCCGTTTAATGATCTGTCCACGTTCATCTTTAGTCTTAGCACCAATACCTTCAAGCTCAAGCAAGATTGAGCGTTCGCCTTCAGTTGGGTTACCACCAAACGTAGCGCGGAGTTTAGCAAGACCTTGAGAACTCAATAGGTTGTTAAGCACCCTGGTGTTGACGATTGTAGGATCCTTAGAACCTGCTGCCTCATACATCCATTGTTGACCTTTGTCCAACCAGCCACCAGCTAGCGAGTTTGGGTTCAGCGCGTAAGCCTGTTTTAAGTCAGCTAAAGACTGCTTGCTAGAAGCAATAAGGTCTTCTGCCTCAACTTTAAGTTTAAGTTCAGGGCTTGTCAACTTAGCTTGTTGAGTTTTCAGATTATTTAATTTTTCTTGGTTCAAAGCAAGGTTGGCTTGAGTAACATTTAAGTTAGCGGCAGCTGTTTGAACACCTGCCAATGCGGCTGTAATCTGCGCCATCTTAGCTTCTACGTTTGCATTGCCAATCTCAGCAACACGTTTTTGGTAAGCAGGAGTACCAGCTACTAGACCTTCATCAAGAGCTTGTTTACCAGCAGTAGACTGGGGTTCGCCAGACTTGATGTAATCTTTAATTAGTTCAGTTGCGATGGCCCGCTTGTCTTTCATTTCCTCACCAGTCAAAGCACGCAATGTATTCAAGTCTTCTTTTGCTGCGGTCATCTTCATCTTCTGACCTTCAAGAGCAAGAGCAAGTTTTTGCTGACCAACTGCGCGTTTGTTCTTAGCGTATTCACCAAGCTCTTTACCAACCATGCCAAGATTCTCACTGAACTGGCCTGTCTTAGTAGGTGCGCCAAACGCAGCTGCTAAACGGAAATATATTTCGGCTTTAGAGCTTTGAGCATCTTCAGGCGAGTTCATAGCGCCTGTTAGCATCTTAGTAAAAGCATCAGTTTCAGCTTTAGCACTATCGCGAGCTGTTTTTAAATCCGCAGAATAAGCGCTATCTTTTGGACCGTATGCAGCAAGCAAAGCTTGAATGTTACCCATGCGTTCATTGCCAAAAGGCAAAGCTGCCGGAGCCTTAGGCGCTGCAACAGGAGCAGGCTCAGATGCATTCTTAGCATTGTTAATAGCAATATTTGTCAATGCAGCCTTAGGCGCAGCTGCAACAACAGGCATCTCATTAGTTATTGGCATAGGAACAGAGCGCACTCCAATAGGGTTAGTTTCTGCTTCAGGCTGTGTTTCGCGAAATGCGCGAAACCGTTGATTAGTATCTTCTTCTTCATCAGGGCTTATGTAGCCGCTAGGTAGCCTGACAGCGCCAGCTGTTTGGTAGTGAGTCTTCACTGGACCGCCATCTTCAAATCTAAACTTTTTCAGAATATTTGATGCGCCGCCCGTTAAACCTGATACAAAACTGGTTGCAGCGCCTGGGATATCGCCTTGTATAAACTGACGCCCAGCATTGGCATAATCATATGTTGGGCCTATAGCATAAGATAATGCAGCATTAATTGCTGCTTTTTCTAGTTTGTCTTGAGTGGTACTGCCACCGCCGCCAGGCCTCTTTAACCAATCTGCTCCTTCTTTCAAATTTTTTGCAAATGTAGTTTTAAGATCTTTCGGGTTAAAAGCTCCACTTGAAAGATTGTTCATCCAAGAATTGTAAGAAGGAGCGTCAATTGTTCCCTGCTCCCAGCTACGACCAATGCTCTTGTAAGCGTCGATTAAATCGGCATTGTATTGAGGATAATCGCGAGCTAAAGACTCAGGAGTTGCATCCCTCTTTAACCAATCTGCTCCTTCTCCCAAATTTTTTGCAAATGTAGTTTTAAGATCTTTCGGGTTAAAAGCTCCACTTGAAAGATTGTTCATCCAAGAATTGTAAGAAGGAACATCAATTGTTCCCTGCTCCCAGCTACGACCAATGCTCTTATAAGCATCTTTAAGAGCTTCGTCGTATTGAGGATAAGCGGCGGCTAAAGATTCAGGAGTTGCAGCCCTGTCATCTTCTACTGGTTTATCGACTGGGCCACCATCAGCATACCGAGCAGCCATGTCATAAACTGATCCACCTCGGGCTCTCTTTAACCAATCTGCTCCTTCTTCTACATTTTTTGCCA